GTTTTCCATCGCAGTTTTCTTTCCGTGACATTCTCGACATAAAGCAACTAAATTATCTACATGATTACCTCCACCGTGTTCTAATCTAACCACATGGTCCACTTCAAACCAAGCGCTTAACTGTGTCTTACAGTCATCACAAGACCAATTTTGTCTGGATGCTACGAATTTTTTCTTTGTTTCACTTACAGACCTTTTTGTTCCGGTTTTTCCCGAATTCATCATGCGTTGCTCTCCTTTGTATTCTGGTGGATTGGTTATCGGGATAATCGGGTTGGTGGATTTATCTTGAAAATAAGAATGCTTTGTCGTGAAATCAAGTATAGGGGAGATCATACTGGTTGTACTTTTATCTACAGGTAAGTATTTTATATAATCGTTTGATGTCATTAACATTTCACGTGCTCTAAGAGGATTATGTTTTACAACGTAATAGAAAAATAATGCGCCCAAAGCGACTCCGCCCATTTGGTAATATTTCTTCCAAGTCATCATTATTTTCACATATTTACCGTCAGTATAGATGTTTGCTATGATAAATCCAGCGATTAATAATATAACTAATTCTATTCTCATTTAACATACCATTAGATTTAATTTATCATACTTATTCGTTGATTATTCACTATAATACTTATAAATCATTACAATTAGAAACAAAATGAATGCAAAATGAATGTATCTGGATTTGAATCGAATATTATCTAAAAATGATATTTTCTTGGGTTTGTATTGTTCTCGGTACATGTCCAATGCGTTCGCTAGCGATACTTCTTCTTTTCCTAACATTACATTGTATTTATTGTGTACAAAATGCATCCAGCGCACTAATGAATCGCGATTATCTAAATAAGGTGAGACCGGATATTTGTCTAGTATTTCACTAAATTTGTTTCCCATTTCCTCGTTCGGTATAAATAGCGGCATATTGGTTAATAATTCATAGTATTTCTTTTTAGTTACCTCATTTGGTGTTAATGGATAGAACTCAGCAATAGTATGTAAGAAAAACCAATAATGAGGTCCCCACGTGTCAGCATCGAAATTCATAAATTACAATATATATAAAGATTACTTTTTTATACTACTGAGATAACCCAAACGTTCTTTATTTTTAATGAGTTCAGATAATTATTGCAATAATTGTGGAAAAGACGGACATTCTTATAGCCAATGCAAAATGCCTATTACAAGTGTAGGTGTGATTGCTTATCGTATTCATAATAACCAAAAAGAATATTTAATGATACGCAGAAAAGATACGCTGGGATTTATTGATTTTATGAGGGGAAAATATTCAGTAAACAATAAGGACTATATAATGAATATGTTAAAACAGATGACACAAGACGAAAAAGAAAAATTGGATACATTGAGTTTTGATGATTTATGGTTATCTGTTTGGGGTAGTCATCGATTGTCGAATCAATACAAACAGGAAGAAAGTATATCTAAAAACAAATTTCAATCCATGAAAGATGGAATTTACAACAAGCAACAATTCTATAATTTACATATATTAATTGAGGAAAGTAAACAATATACTCTATGGAAGGAGCCCGAATGGGGATTTCCCAAAGGACGTCGCAATTTCCAAGAAAAAGATTTCGATTGTGCGTTACGAGAATTCAAAGAAGAAACCGGTGTCCCTGTTGATTATTTACATAGTATTCAAAATATTTTCCCATTTGAAGAAAATTTTACAGGTTCGAATTATAAATCATACAAACATAAATATTACATTACTTATATGGATTATGAGAAAACGATTATACCATATAAATATGATAAGATGGAGGTAAGTAAAATAGAGTGGAAAACCTTAGAACAATGCATTCAATGTATTCGTCCTTACAATTTAGAGAAACAGAACATGTTGACGAATTTAGATAATATGCTAACTTATCACAAACCAGTATTATTTTATTAAAAAACAACAGAAATATATGTTTATTCTATATACATATATTTACCATTCATGCCACGAAATACACAAAAAGTGAAATCCAATGAGTCGAAGCGTGTGACTAAAAAGAAGAAATCTATCGAAAAAATCGCAGAAATTCAACCAATGGATGTAAGTGATCGAAATTTGTTAGTTGATGCTGCTTTGAATGAAATAGCAACAGCATTGGATGAGCGCAGCAAACCGACAGAACAAAAAGACGACAAGAAAAATCAAAGATGTCCTAAGGGACATCGTCGCAACAAAACGACTGGTGAATGTGAACCAATTGAAAAGAAACCGCGTAAGTTAATCGAAGGTTGTAATTATGAATATAAAATGGAAACACCTGTAGAAATTGCTCGTGGAGATGAATTGAGAAAAAAACCGATTAAAGAATTGCGAACCAAATTGATTGTTATGCTAGGCATTGATGACCCAAAAACAGAAAGTGTCTTGGGTGCACGTCTTAAACCACAATTTATTAATTGGATTGTGTGCCTAGAAAAGAAACGAGGATTATTAGAACCCGAAGAAGAAGAGGTCGAAAAAGAGGTCGAAAAAGAGGTCGAAAAAGAGGACGAAAAAGAGGACGAAAAAGAGGACGAAGAAGAGGACGAAGAAGAGGACGAAGAAGAGGACGAAGAAGAGGACGAAGAAGAGGACGAAGAAGAGGTCGAAGAAGAGGACGAAGAAGAGGACGAAGAAGAGGACGAAGAAGAGGACGAAGAAGACGAAGATGATGACGAAGAAGACGAAGATGATGACGAAGATGATGACAAAGATGATGACGTAGACATTTCGGAAATGAATAATGTGAAACTTAACGACAAAGATACTCAATTATTGTCAAAATTGGAATTATTGCCAGGAGAAGTAGATACAAATGATTATAATAGAATTAATAAACAAAACGAGAGAGTCCTCTATGAAAATTCATCAATAGAAGATGAATATAATTTCCTGTATCCTGGTTTAAATGACCCAGACTTCAATTCTAAAATCGCCTCTAGAAAAGAATTCAATTCTATTCGTTATGATGGTACTATCAAAAATATCAAGGAACAAGCAGAAGAAATGTGCGACCAAGCGTTCTCATTAATGCCTCATCAAATGTTTGTGAAGAACTTTTTATCCGTTCAAACTCCGTATAATGCTCTTCTGTTGTATCACGGTTTAGGTACTGGTAAAACGTGTAGTGCTATTGGCGTTGCCGAAGAAATGCGAAATTATATGAAGCAAATCGGATTGGAACAAAAAATATATGTTGTTGCTTCACCTAACGTTCAAAATAATTTTCGTATGCAATTATTTGATGAAGGCAAGTTGATGAAAATTGGCGATCAATGGAATTTACACACATGTATTGGAAACGAGTTGTTGAAAGAAATCAATCCGACATCTATGAAGAACATTCCGAAGGAAAAGATAGTTTCACAAATGAATACGCTTATCAATGAACATTATCGGTTTATTGGATATGGAGAACTTGGTAATTACATCCAACGTAAAATCAATTTAGTTCAAGATGATTCGGAAGCAGCACAAGAAAAACGAATCCAAAAAATACAAAAATATTTTAATGACCATTTATTTATTATTGATGAATTTCACAATATTCGTATTTCAGACGATAACAAGGAGAAGAAAAAAACGGCAACAATGTTGATGGATGTGATTAAACACGCAGAAAATATCCGTTTAGTATTGCTATCTGGTACGCCTATGTACAATAGTTATAAAGAGATTATATGGACGGTGAATTTACTGAACATGGTAGACAAAAGGAGCACCATTAAAGAAAGTGAGGTGTTCGACGCACAAGGCAATTTTGTAGAGAGCACTGAAGAGAAAGAAGGAGGTAAAGAACTACTGCAAAGGAAATTAACAGGTTATGTATCTTATGTAAGAGGAGAGAACCCATATACATTCCCTTATCGAATTTATCCTGATAAGTTTGAACATGAGAATACGCTATTAGAAAAGGATTATCCACCATATCAACTAAACGGGAAGAAAATAGAAGAAAAAATTGAGAACCTACCTATTTATATAAATAAAATGGATGCTTATCAAGAGAAAGGATATTTAACTATTTTGAAGCATTTAAAACAAAAAACAGCTTCGAATACCGAAGAGAATTCCTTTCCTGATTTTGAAAATATGGAAAAATTCGGATATACATTCTTACAACAATTATTAGAGTCACTTAATATTGTATATCCGAGCGAGGAACTTGAAGAACTTTCGTTGGAGAACAATTTAATTGTTCCCGATACCATGATTAAGAGTTTCATAGGAAAAAATGGATTAAGCGAAATTATGAATCATCAAAGTATACAAAAAGACTACATGTTGCGTTACAATTTTGATTATAAACCCGATATATTGGAGAAATATGGACGAGTATTTCATCCTGATAACTTATCCAAATATAGTCATAAGATATCGAATATTGCGAACAAAATTAAAAACTCGAAGGGTATCATCATAGTTTATTCACATTATATCGATGGTGGTGTAGTACCAATGGCACTTGCACTGGAAGAAATGGGATTTACACGATATGGAACCGCTCCGTATACGAAACCATTGTTGGCTACAGCAGTTCCACCTATTCAACCGGTAGATAGTATACAAATGGTGGAGAAAGGCACTTTTGACGATTCTAATGGACAAACATTTAAACAAGCGAAATATGTAATGATTACTGGTGACAAACATTTTTCTCCTAACAACTTGGATGATTTGAAATATGTTACTAACGAAAATAATAAAAACGGCGAATTGGTAAAAGTGATATTGATTACTCGAGCTGCAGCCGAAGGATTGGATTTTAAGAATGTGCGTCAGGTGCATTTAATGGAGCCTTGGTACAATATGAACCGACCAGAACAGATTACGGGAAGAGCAGTGCGTAACTTAAGTCATTGTAAATTACCATTTGAGGAACGAAATGTAGAAATCTACTATCACACTACAGATGCGGTCGACGAAAAAGAAGCGGCTGATATGTATGTATATCGTTTTGCCGAGAAGAAGGCAAAGAAAATCGGTGAAATTACCCGTATATTGAAAGAGCAATCGGTAGACTGTCTATTGAATATTGGTCAATCTAATTTTACAGTGGACAACCTGCTAGCAATAACTGAGAACAAAGATGTAAAGGTAAACATTTCAAGTGGTCATACTATAGAATTTGAAATAGGCGACAAACCATTTTCGAATGTGTGTGACTACATGGACAATTGTGAATATACATGTTCTCGTGGTATCGATATAGACAACATCAATATTATTGATTCCACTTACAATGATGGTTTTATCAAAATGAATTATAATGAGATTATCAAGCGCATACGAGAACTTTTTAAAGAAGAGTTTTTTTATAAACGCGATACATTGTTTAATTCAGTCAACATTCGTAAGAAATATCCAGATGAAGAAATTGATTTTGCATTAACTCGTTTCATACAAAACAAACACGATTATTTGATTGATAAATATGGACGCAGAGGATATCTGGTAAACAAGGAAGATGTATATGCGTTTCAACCTGTCGAAATGAATGATGAAAACGCAAGTATACACGAAAGAAGTGTTCCAATTAACTACAAACGTGATGGTATGCGAGTAGAATTTCCAACCAAACAACCAAGTAAAGTGAAAATGATAATAGAAGATGAACTTGAACAAGTTGAAACGTTTCACACTATTTCGAATCAAGTTGTCGCAAATGTGAAATCCTCATTTTCTATGAAAAATTCATTGTTGATACAAGGTTCTCATGATTGGTATAAACATGTAGGTAACGTAATGAATATTCTTATGAAAAATCATGATATGTCTGCGTCCGAAATTACAGAGTATGTAGTTTATCATAGTTTAGATACAATGCGGTTAAAAGATAAGCTAGTTCTGATACAAAGTATATATGGGAGCAAGCCGGATTATCCGGAAGAAAATAACGAAATTATGAATTACATTGAACAATATTTCGAAGAAAGAATAATCACTTCGGATAATGATGAGAAGGGTATATTGTTGTTTCGTACATTTGGGGATTCATCGAGCTATATCATTTACCAACAAGATAACGTAAATAGTATGTTATGGAATGAGGTAGAAGACGAAGATTTAGAAGACTATAAAGCAAGCATAATTTCCAAATTTATAAAACCGAAAGGCAGTTACAACAAAATGGTTGGATTTATGTTTTTGTCAAAGAATGATGTGATTGACTTCAAAATGAAGGATTTCTCCGAAAAGAAAAATATCGTAGGAATTTTTTGCGAATCAAAAGGAAAAGCGGATATTATAAAACGCATTAATTCTATCTTACCTAGTCGTGTATACACCGATGAAAATATAATACAGACAATCGAAATAGAAGAAATTAAACAAAATAAGAAAATCGTGAAAATGAAATCAAACGGAGTATTCAAAACTGGATTATGTGCGATTACCGAACTATTGTTACGTCATATGGATAAACGCAAGAAAGACAATAAGAAATGGTTTTTCAGTAAAGAAGAAGCTATCATTAATAATCTGATTGGAATAAAAAAATAATATAAGAAAATTGAATTAGATACTTGATATCAATTAAAATATATAAAAGTTTCTGTTTATATATTAGTGATGGAAACCAGAAAACCTCAAGAACGTAAACTACGCACAGATGTATACACAAAGTCGATGCTTACAAAAAAAATATCGTTGACCATGAATCAGATTGGTAAAAACATCAAACCAAATTTAGAAAAGTCAATTTCGAACTCTATTCAAGGTAAGTGTAGTCCAGAGGGATTTATCAAACCCGATTCGGTTCGCATAACCAGTTATTCCAGTGGTGTAGTAGAAAATGAGAAAATTAATTTTGATACGATATACGAATGTATGATTTGTTATCCGGTAGAAGGAATGATTATCGAATGTACTACGAAGACAATTACCAAAGCAGGTATTCACGGTCAAGTTGAAGATGATGTTGGTAATATCCCAATACACGTATTTATCGCACGTGACCATTTTCACAACGATAAACGATTCAATAATGTAGAAGAAAATCAAAAAATACTTGTCCGTGTTATCGGAAGTCGTTTCGAACTGAATGATCCGTATATTGTTTGTATGGGCGAATTGGTAAATGAAAAATAAGTAAAACATATTTGTAATATGAAAAATATTTGTAATATGAAAAATATTTTTTTATTGTATGAATGGTTTGGTTACCTTTTGACATATGGCGATATATAGCATATTTTACAGACGATATTGAAATTCGCAGAGATTTTGGGGCATATAGCCCAGTCGCAATACCTCCTCAATTAAAAACTATGTATCATATTTTACCTGGTATATCACCAGACGGCACAATGCGATGCATTTTACCAAATCGGTTGAATTCACACGAACGAACATACAATAACATTGATGACGACACACTCGACTTACGCATCCAAATATTCGACGATTATGTTGAGTATCATTATAAATATTACATTTTTGGCAAATTCCCTGAAAATATGCATAATAGTCACGGCGAATTGGATATGGTGTTGGAAATATATTGTTGGCAATATTACGAATTAATATATATACGATATTAAAACCATATAAACTGTATTTCATCTATATGTATAATAATGACCGGTGATAATACGTATTCTTCTGATGAACTAGAAAACATAAAACATCGCATAGAGGTAATGAACAAACCAGACCAACTCGAAATATTAAAACTACTGTCCAAACATCTATGTAAATTGAATGAAAATAAAAGTGGAGTGTTTATAAATATGTCCTTTTTGTCAAATGATATACTGGAGGAGATGAAAAATTATATTAACTATACACAAGAAAAAACTACGAATTTGGAAACTATGGAGTATCAAAAAGACGAGTTTAAGAAATCATTACTTAATGAAAAAGAAGATAAAGACAACTCCATAATATCATATAGCTCTATACAATCTTAACGTAGACCATGACTGCTATCGGTAATTCAGTATTTTATTGTTTTCATAAAAACAATAATGTAAACGACGCTATACAACTGCTACAGCAACATACGTATAAAAATGATATCGCAACAACTCCCGTGCACAATGAAGATCATATTCGAGAAACTCACGATAAAAATATACACGTACAAAAAGTAGTGCCGATTGTTGAAATAGTAAACCATCGTGATTTTTTCGTACCTACACAAAAGGATTCGCTATTTTGGTGTTTGTTTGTAGCAATGTATTCACAAGGGGAGTACGAAGCGATTCATCGAAATTATGGTTTAAAAAAGATGGAATTAAATCAGACAATCTTAGATTATTTACAAGACAAGACATATCTTTTGAAACAAGTGAATCACAAGTTTACTAAGGTAGCAATGACCGAATTGTTAACCGACCTGTCCATTAATCAACAATCTACGTCCTTGGTAAATATATATGCGTATTTGTCGTTCTACAAGATGAATGTATATGTAATCAATAAAGAAAAACAGAGTTATTTGCCTTTTATTTTTGATACTGAGTTACCTACGTATTTTATTTACATCGATGGATTCAAACAATATAAATTACAACTAGAACAGGTTTCATCGTGTGATGTTGAAAATTTGAAGAATAACTATATTTGTTTAGAAGGAATCCGTAAATCTTTGAAAGGTCTTTCTGCCTATAAAATCGCAGATTTAACAATTATTATGGAGAAATTGAAATTATCTTCATCGGGTATGAAAAAAAACGACATGTACGAAACTATCTTGGAAACGATACATTGGTAATTATACAAAATTGATTACATGAAAATAATATATGATTTTACTATATAAGATTCTATATTATGGACTCAACAACTCACAATACAAGTAACAATATGCGTGAAAAGAAGGAAGAATTCCATAGAATCGCGTCTCTCTATTTAGAAAGCAATCCTATTTTGTCTACAAACAACAAGATGAGTGAATTGGAGATTCGTTTCGGAACAAACCCGCGTATCAAAAAACCTATTACCAAAACGAATTATGATAACGTGATTAAGCAACTATATGCATGTGGTTTCAAAACGGAAAACAATAATGGAAATCAGATGTTACGTATTCAGAACGAATATACTGATCCTCGCACAGGACAAACAAAGATGTCGAATATCCGTGCTGAAATTGTAGGTACAGACTTGATTCAACAATATTGCGAAACCAATGATATTCAGAAATTAGTGAATATGCCTTCTAATGTATTCAATAAAATCAAATTCACTCGCAAATCTTTTCCAAAAGATAAACAAGACAAGTTTATTCAAAAATTGGATATGGAAGATTTCAATTTTCGCGTGTCTTTTCAGGAAGAGCAAGATTTCAATATTCATAGCAATCTCGCGAGGAATATTATGTCAAAGTGGGTAGATTCTAAGAAAATGTTCCGTTCATTGAATCGCGTTCGTTTCTATCACGAGACCTATCCTATATTTGCGGATTTGACTATTGTGAAATCATCTCGAGTGAATAATTACGTACCCATTCCACAATACAATATTCAAGATGCCGGCGTGTTTACGAATATAGAGCGTTATGAAATAGAATTGGAGGTCGATAATGCACGTGTTGGTTCTGGAACGGATTTCGATAATGCCGAGAAATTGCTTTCCGAATTACGTAAAGTGATTCGTATTGTGCTGTCAGGTATCCAAGACACCAAATACCCTGTATCATATAGTGAACAAGATGAAGTAATGAAAACATATATGGAAATGTTACATGGCAAAGAATACGAATACAGACGCGTATTGCCCAAACATTTCGTAGGTCCCAGTTCGTATACTTTACAGTTGTCCAATATTATTGAATCAGATAATGAAAACGAACATAAGACTATATTGAAAGATTATACTGTAACAGATAAGGCCGATGGCGAAAGACGTTTACTATATGTGCATAAAAACGGAAAAATTTATATGATTGATACAAATATGCGTGTTATCTTTACTGGGTCAAAAACTACAAATACAATTTTGTTTGATAGTGTATTAGATGGCGAATTTATAAAATACGATAAAAATAAAAAAATGGTCAATTTATATGCTGCTTTTGATATTTACTATATTAACGGTAAATCGGTTAGACATCATCCGTTCATGATGCGCAGCGAAGATGGTTCACCTGGAAAATCTCGCATGAATTTGCTGGTTACTTATGTAAAAGAACTCGATGCGGTGTCTATCTTGGATAGCGCACAAGATAAAGAAGTGAAACCTAAAAATAAGACAGTTAACGTCGGAATCCGCGTCCAAGTAAAAGAATTTGAACATAGCACCGACGAAAAAACGATATTTAAAGCTTGTTCTACTATTTTATCTAAGGTGAAAGACGAGAATTATGAATACGAAACTGATGGTTTAATCTTTACCCCTGCGTATTATCCCGTTGGTGCAGACAATGAAGACGACGAACCATCTAGTGTATTCAAGACCACTTGGAATTCGTCTTTCAAATGGAAACCGCCACAATATAATACGATTGATTTCCTCGTTTCCGTAGAAAAAACCGAGACAGGGAAAGACAAGGTTTCTAATATTTATCAAGACGGGTTGAGTATGGATGCGAATACCAATATTATTCAATATAAAACATTAACTCTTCGTTGTGGTTATGATGAACGTAAACACGGTTTCTTGAACCCATGTCAAGATATATTGAATGACAATTTACATAACTCATATGATGTAGACAGTAATGATGATTATAAGCCAGTTCCATTCGTTCCTACGCACCCTTACGACGAAAACGCACATGTATGTAATGTTATTTTGAAAAAACAAGGTGATAATAGTGTACTCATGTCTGAAGAAGGCGAATATTTTGAAGAAGATATGATTGTAGAGTTCAAATATGTACAAGAAAACAACGATGGATGGAAATGGGTTCCTCTACGTGTGAGGTATGATAAAACTGCTGAATTAAAGGCAGGACTCAAAAATTACGGTAATGCTTATCATGTTGCTAACAGTAATTGGCGTTCCATTCATCATCCCATTACAGAAGAAATGATTGGTACTGGCGATAATATTCCACAATACATAGAAGAAAATGATGTGTATTACAGTCGTTCCAACGAACAAACCAGTACACAGGGGTTGCGCGATTTTCATAATTTAGTTGTCAAACGTTCACTCATCACAGGTGTTTCGAACCGAGGAGATACATTGATTGACTATGCTGTAGGAAAAGCAGGGGACTTATCTAAATGGTCTAAGTCGAAATTGAAGTTTGTATTTGGCGTAGACGTTTCGCGAGATAATATTTATAATCGTATGGATGGTGCGTGTGCTCGCTATTTGAATTCGATGAAGAAATACAAAAATAGTAAGATGCGGGCATTGTTCTTGCGTGGGACGAGTGGAGCAAATATTAGAAATGGCGCTGCGTTTGAAACGGACAAAGACAAGCAAATCGCAAACGCATTATTTGGAAACGGACCAAAAGACCTACAACTTCTCGGAAAAGGAGTATACAATCAATATGGTATTGGTGAACAGGGCTTTCAAATTAGTTCTTGTCAATTTGCTATGCATTATTTCTTCGAAAATAACGATACTTTATATGAATTTATACGCAATTTGAGTGAATGTACCAAAGTTGATGGATATTTCATTGGAACTTGTTACGATGGTCGTACAGTATTCAATTTGCTAAAAAATAAAGAAGAAGGTGAAAGTATTCCTATTATGAAAGGTGACCGAAAGATTTATGAAATTACGAAGATGTATAACAAAACTGGTTTCCCCGATGACGAACAAAGTCTCGGTTATAATATTGGTATCTACCAAGAAAGTATTAATAAAACGTTTGTTGAGTCTTTGGTCAATTTTGATTATTTCATTCGCGAAATGGAAAACTATGGATTTGTTGTAGTACCCACCGAAGACGCAGCCCATATGAATTTACCGAGCGGAACTGGTATGTTTTCTGATTTATTTAAACAAATGGAAGATGATATTGGACGAAACCCTCACATGAAGAATGATGTTGGACAAGCACTGTTAATGACTTCTGAAGAAAAACGTATATCGTTTATGAATCGTTATTTCGTATTCAAGAAAGTAAGAAATGTAAATATGACGAATAAAGCAAAAGTAAATACTGAAATGATTCATACACAAATCGAGGAACTTGAAAACAAAGAAACCAAAGAAACCAAAGAAACCAAAGAAAAAACAGATATGGATGAACCCAAAACAACTGTTCAACCAAAAAAAATCAGAAAGAATAAAAAGAAAGTTGTTATAGAAAAAAATAAGCCATAATGAAACAATATAAAAATAATTACTCTGTATTATTAGCGAGAATAATTATTTAATTGATGACATATTATCAGTTGCCAAGAAATAATTTTTTTACTTACAAATATATTGATTACATTGAAACAAATGAACAGCCCAGATCTATTATATCGCCCTCCCAAAGCGATTATTTATATGAAATAAAAAAACATATTGGGTTGATTGAAAAAGACTGGGATATATTCAAAAAATATACGAACCCGTATGAATACATACATACCAATATCCCTCATAAAAATAAATACGTAGCAACATGTAATCCATTGTCCAGGTCTTATTTCAAAATGATTGAAATTATGAAGATATTCAAATTAGAAGTAAGTTCCAAACCCATTCGAAGTTTCCATCTAGCAGAAGGACCTGGCGGATTCATTGAAGCGTTGTGTAAACAGCGCAAATGTAAATATGACAAATATATTGGAATGACTATCTTGGATGACAAGCACGACCCGAACATCCCCGCATGGAAAAAAACAAGAAACTTCCTGAACCAAAATAAAAATGTAGTTATTGAAAATGGCGAAGATGGTACCGGTAATATTTTATCTATGACTAATTTTATGTATTGTGCTACGAATTACGCATCTTGTATGGATTTAATAACCGGAGACGGCGGTTTTGATTTTTCAAGTGATTTCAATAATCAAGAAAGTCATATTGCGAACTTATTGTTTGCTCAAATGGCCTTCGCATTGGTTATGCAAAAACAAGGAGGGTGTTTCATATTGAAGATATTCGATTCATTCATGCATCATACAGTCGATTTGTTGTATATATTATCGTCTTTCTATGAAAGAGTGAGTATCGTGAAACCACATACAAGTAGATATGCGAATTCAGAGAAATATGTTGTATGTAAAGGATTTATTTTTCCAAGTAATCAAGTATTTTTACCTTTCTTATGCAGAGCATTTGAAAAGATGACCACCAAAAAAGAAGGCCTACACATACATAGATTCTTGTCTATACCGATTAATGCGTACTTTTTGAACAAGTTGGAAGAATTGAACGCTATATTTGGACAACAGCAAATTGAAAATATACACTATACCGTATCGTTAATTGAGAACAAACATAAACAAGAAAAAATCAACAACCTCATAAAAAACAATTTGCGCAAATGTGTCAATTGGTGTATGAAACATAATGTCGATTACAATGTATTCGATGATTAATTATTTTTCTTTTTTTTCTGGGTATTCTTATGGGTATTCTTATGACTAAGTTCATCGTAACGTAGACTTAACGTCTTCAAAATTTGCATATATTCATGCGCGACCTCAGATCGAATATATTTGTAACTTGAATTTGAATATATATTACCGAATAATGGGATTTGGGATTTATTTAAACCCACATATTCTCGGACCGTCTCTTTGCTATAGGAATTTAATATGGGACTTGATTCTTGATATCCTTGAATCACCTCATCTGATATCGCAAGATCTTTGAAATATCGTGATATATGGTCAATACTCCAAATAATCCCGTCTATCAGTCGTTGTTTGCTTCGCGATTTGATATGACTACGCATATCTTGGTGATAGGGGGACTTGTTGGCATAATCGAACAATAAGAAGTCCGGAACAGACAAGATATTTGGTAAGGCTATGATCGCACTCTTTGTCATTTTTTTCAGAACCATCGAATATTGCTCTTTGCCAAGAATTAAATCTGCTATCTCGATTGAAATCACATCACGGTTCATAAGAAAACTACATATGTGCCTCTTAATATCACTTGGTATGTACCTATCTTTTAATATATTAAATTTGTCCTGAATTTTTTGTTGTTTACATTTTCGACGGAACAAATGTTGCTTCATTCCGCATATAATCTCTTTATTTACATACTTCAGACGGTTATAGTGTGGACCACTCGTTAGAAGTTTCCGTATTTTCAATGAAAGTCGTTCCATTTGATATATCATTTTTTTTTTGAATTCACCGTAATAATATCGTAGAGGATGCACGATTGGTACCATATATTCGTTTTCATATTCTTCCAAATTTTCATACACACTCCGAAGTTTACGGTATTCCCGAAGAGAAATTTCTAGTTTGGTGTGATAATCTTCCATTTTTAACGATTTGATATATATATGTGTGTATGTATATCAAACAACCATTTACCGATCAATTTTATCCACCACGAATCTTAGTGTCGGTACATTCCTTGTACACTCCATTTTTACCAACACTCGGGGTGGATTTATTAGGATAACCAATCTTATCTTTAATAGTATATCCATTCGCAGGGACACCATAAGCAAGTGCGTTTGCAACATGTAACCCATAAGATGTTCTATATGAAGCAGCAGCATCAGTAATTGTATTGTATCTTCTTCTAGCAATCAAATCACTTGAAGATACCGCTCCTTGTTGAGCAAACTGATAATTATTTGGTTTGTAGTGTAATACGTTATAACGAAGTTTATAACTCGATACGCTGGGAGATGTATTGGTTTGGTAAGTTCCAAATGTGAATCCGAGAGAAGTTGTCAAAATACTCTCATTCAATATAATTTTGGGTGCGGTTGATGACGCAGGTACGGTCCAATTCACATTTTGGTCTCCACCTTCACTCGGAATTAATGGGGTCAGTAAATTAGTAGTTGTGTCAATTGGGGTAGCGGTAAGTTGCACTTTCTTAGTCAAATTATTCATTTCAATATTTAACAATGTATTTTTACTTCTATTGCCGGGTTGTGTGAAATAATGATAATTATTTATCATCTTTCGTTGTAACAAATCATTAATGTCATCTACGTCGTAATAGCCAGCGGAAACATCTACCGTAAATTGAATTTGACCATTATCGATTGAAATCCACTCATAATTGAAACTGGTATCTACCGATAATAAATACTTATCACAATCGGTTTTACCAGCGGGACTATATAAGTTATTTACAGATAAACCACTTCCTGGTGTTGCAGATGAATTTCCTTCGCGAATATAATTGTATTGGTTCTGTTTGAATGTTTTGCTACGACTGTTAAGATATTGATCAGCATTTGTATAATATTTAGACTTGTTATTCGCTGGGTCGTAGTTCTTCTTAATCATTCCACTGCTTCTTAGACGACTTAGGGCGTTTGTTTGAGGGGTTCCAATCACGCATTGCGCATCACTTGAACCTGGAATTTCGGTTTTGTTTGTTGTTTGGTTGATGTCTATTGTATTGACTAAACCATTTCTGTTGACTGCTTTAGAATTTATAATAGAGCCGTTTGGTGCATTTAGTAAATCAATCGATACCGAAGAACGAGGATTGCAAGTTGCGTCTTTTGATGCGATTTCACGACGATAAATCTTTAATGGTTGAGGAATAAATAAATTACGGGAGCCCAAGATCACATCAGGTTGATTTTTTCTAATGGACGATGTTATTTGTTCAAGAGTGTCTCCCTTCCATGATGGAAGAACAGATATGGTATTTGTAGAAAATATCTCAGTCATTTAGTATAATATATAATATTATATTATAATATAATTATGAAATTACCCATAAATATACCTACTGCAATCTTAATTACCCTTGTGGTATTCTACGCTTTCCTCATCTTTTCTTATTTTACTAAAAATTTACAGGAAGGGCTCGAGAACAAGGAGGAAGAAGAAGATATGGAAGAAGATATGGAAGAAGATATGCCTGAAATTCTTGCTGAAGACGCGGATGATGAGGAAACTATGTTCGAGAAAATGTCTCGTATCGAAAATGAGGTGACTGACCTTCAATCCGAAATTGATAAGCGCAATCAAGAGCTCGACAAACTGAGAAAAACAATTGACATCACTGAAGAGGAACCAGTGAAAGAATAATTATAAACTTTAACAAAACGTAATAAACATATGTTCATTTATTTCATTAGATAAATGAACATCGCATTAAAAACGAATCAATATTCAATACACAATACGTACTTACTAGAAAAAAAAAACAATGTAATTGTGGAAGGAACATTTTCTAAGATTTTGTTTTCTAATCAATATTTCACCATGAACGGTGTTTATTTTTACTTAACATTAGAAGACCTGGAATTGCAAAACCATCTAAACGGACTATTTTTACAATTTCACCCGTATCAAGAACAAAATTTGCGTATCATACAAGAATTTGTTCGCATTGAGTATAACATTCTAGATTATTATAGACGACAAAACCATTGTAATAAAAAAATATCCAATATCTTATCTAAGCAATTATATTCAGGATGTATGAAAATATATCGAGATCTTAAAAAAAACTCGGGAAATTTGAAGCATCATGATAATTTATATTATATTATCAAAATATCGGGTATATGGGAAACCATAGATGAAGTCGGGTTAGCAATTAAACTTTTGACTGCGTCGAGACCTTAGATTTAAAATGACATTTTCATTCCGCCTCTTCTACCCACCTTGAATGGTCGTGTTCCTTGTCTGAGGTCATAAGGAATATTCTCATTTGGATTATTTTGTTTTTCAGTTTCAAATGTTTTGACATTGACAAACCCATTTGCTTCATTAATTTCATATGTAAGGTTTTTTATGGTATGATGTCCGGTTTTGTCTGATTTTGAAATGTATGCATCAAACTCGCTACGATTTACAATTTTCTTCAATCCGTCTTTCAATTGTAAAATATTTTTATCCATAATAGGATAAAATTGTTTGTAGTCAATGGCGAGTTTGTGTTTATCTACACGGTTTTTTAGTGTGTTATCTTCGTATCCCCACGCCCAAAAATTCGGAAATCCCAATGTCTTTTCAAAATCACCCCCGGTAATAGATACGATTCCACCTAAAGCAAATTTATATCCATAAAAATGTTTCACGGTTCCTGGCGTCGTGATATAGTTCAAAAAGTTTTTATTGTAAGGCATAGTATCTACATCATTGAATACCAACGTTATATTTTTATAGTCTTCAGGATACTTGTCTTTCACCATTAAAAATCCAATATTTTTCATAGCTCCTCGGTTAAAATCGCGTTTATCGGTTTGATGAATGTAGTATATTTTATAGTCCTCTTTTGGTATATCTTCCATAACTGAAATCATATGTCTAGCGAAGAAACCTTGTTGTTGTGAACGATCTCTGTAAGGAATCAGAAACACCATTGATGGAATGTTACCTTTCTCAGCCTTCTTCTTGGCCTCTTCGTCAGCCTTCTTCTTGGCCTCTTCGTCGGCCTTCTTCTTGGCCTCTTCGTCAGCCTTCTTCTTGGCCTCTTCATCTGCCTTCTTCTTGGCCTCTTCATCTGCCTTCTTCTTGGCCTCTTCATCTGCCTTCTTCTTGGCCTCTTCATCTGCCTTCTTCTTGGCCTCTTCATCTGC